ATCCTTCATCGCCAATTGGTCGTGGCAAGCTAGAATTAATTTCTTCAAACGCCTTTTTACTAAATTGTCTGCCTTGGTATGGTAAATGATCCTCGGCGCAAGGAAAATGTGCCGATATTTCAACGCCATCTGCATTAAGTTCTTTGCCAATTTCCTCTTGAATCGCAATATTTACTTTGCGCATTCCTGTTAAAACACTTTGCCTTACTGTGCTATCAATTCGGCAATTATATCCACTCGTGTAAGTTGCACTTGCCTCATGAACTTTAATTCCACTGTCTGCAAGCTGTCTTATTGTGTTTCGCATGGCACTTTGGTAGTCGCTAACGCCACTTGTGACGTTGTAAACTGCCTCATCAATCAAATCTCGGTAAACTGTTTTAAGTGGCTTGAAAATCGTCTTGTCATCTTTGTCTTTAAATGTGAAACCCACATTCTTGCTTTTTGCTAAGTTCTTAAATGTGTCATACGTTTCGCCTTTTATCGCCCTGACGTATCTTTGCAACTGAACATTATCTTCATAAGGAACATACTTAACGCCCCTAACTTTGTAATATTCTTCTGCAAATCCCACATTTTCTTCAGCAACTTTTTCTAGCAACTTGTCAATATCTTTCATGCTTTTGCCACTTATTTTCGAAAGCTCGTTTAAAAGCTCGTCAACATCTGTGCTGTATTTCAATTCTTGCGCAAGTTCGTGGGCTTGGCTTGGTGTTAAATCGTCAAATTGTTTAATTGCCTCGCCAAGCTTTATAAGAACTTTTGTGTTGTATTTGTCAAACCTGTCATAAAACAGCTCCAAGATTGAATCCAATTTTTCTTTGTCGTCAGTTAAAGGCATTTGTATCACCCCTTACTTACAATTCTGCTACTGTTTTTACGTTGGTTAAGTTTGTAAATTTGCTTGTTATCCATGTCTTTTGCGTATCGTCTTTTACTATTATTTCGCAGTTGTTAGGTACATCACTAAACATATCATTATAACTTGTTACATTATCAAATGTCATATTTCTAATATCTAACTTTTGAAGTTTTTCACACCAGCCGAACATTTGGGTAGTGCTTGTTAAATTTGGTGTATAAAAACTACTTAAATTAAGTTCTGTTAATGCATAACAATTTTTAAACATATTATTTGTTATTGTTACATTTGTTGTATCAAACTCGCTAAAATTAACATTTTCTAACTTTGTACACCATTGAAATAAGTTAGTCATATTTGTTACATTACTTGAATTAAATCTACTAAAATCAACTTTTTTTAATTCTCCACAACCTGCAAACATATCTTGTAAATTTGTAACATTGTTTCCTGTACTTATTATTTTTCCTACTTCTTCTATATTTAAGTTTCTAAAACTTCTATAAAGGCTTGTTACATTATTATTTACTGTTACATCAGGGACTTTTTTTATAATTATTGAAGGTACATTGGTATAGGTATCCGTACTTTGTGTTATATTTCCAAAATACTCGCTTAAATCTCCTCCGCCTGATACATTTGTAGTAACTGCCACACTACTTAATCCGTCATATCCTGAATCAGCTGTAACTGTGGTTTGACCATTTTCTGTTATTTCTACCTCTTTGCTTTGTAGTGTTGGTGTTCCACCACCCCCACCAGCTTCTTTGCCAAGTAAATAACTTGTTAAGTCCATGTCTTACACCTCTTTCCATTGTTTGTTGTCTAAATCATACAAGAATAATTTGCCTGTGTCTATTTCAATAAAAACAGAACCATTTGCAATGTCGCCGTCATCAATGCTAGTTGGTTTAGTGTCGCTTGAAAGCCCTCTAAACTCTAGTTCCTTTGCCTCCCCATCCATTCTTGTTATTGAATTATTTTTTTGATAAATTGAAATCATTTTTATTCCTCCTTCTTTTTTCAATTTTTATTAATCATAATATCCTTCTATCATAAATACATCTGCTCCAATATCATTGTTAGTAGTTGCTGCGGTTCCATATAAACTTGTTTGTCTTAATACTACAAATTTTGTTTTGTCTGCTGATACTGCACATGTTAATGAAGCATATCTGTTGGAATCATTTGGCTTTTGCACTATTACAGAACCAACAAAATTACCACCATAATCTGCAAATCCTGCTCTACTATCTAATGACATTTCTAAAATCATTCCACCTGTTGCTCCTGCTGTTGTTCTACCTTTACCTGCTTTTGAATATATTTTTATTCTTTTAAATGGTGTCATATCCAACCCTGTTAATTGCCATGCTGGATTTTCTGTTATATCAGCTTGAATTGCATTTAAAAAGTTAGTGTCTGTTTCCCATACGACAACAGGCTTTCTTTGAAATTCATCAAATACTGCTTTTGTACTTGGATATTTATTTGTACTTGTACTATTTGATACAACACTTTGTACTTTATCACTTAATGTTTCAAAAGTTATGATATTTGTTGTTGTTAATACATTACTACTATTTAATGTAAATACCATGTATCTTTGTATTCCTTGACATTCTACTTCTCCAATAAACTTTAAATCTCCTGTATTTACATCTGTTACTTCAATACATTTTGCATAAAATCTTGTTGTTCCCCACAATATATCTAAATAATCAGCCTCTTTTGGATTTGTTAAGTTATTCTTTATATTTGTATAGTTTACTGAACTTGCATATGTATCTATTGTTCCATCAGCATTTAAGAAAACTAAATGGTACGTTGGTACTACAACATTATCATCAACATATTTCTTGTTTGCTACATCATAATCTGCATTTGGTGTTCCTATATTTCTTATTATTGGCTTGTAATTTGTTGGGGTATCACCATTTGCATAACCTGTTAATGTCAAAACTGTTCCTAAATTGTCATCCAACCTTTTATCAAACCTTATTCCAGAATCATAATCTTCATCTTCAATGTCTAGTGTTAGTGTTCCATCAATTTTAACATTGCCACTTATTTCTCCACCTGTTTTGTCATACTTGCCACTTATATCTTGGTGTTGAGTTAAATATCCTTGGTTTTCTACCCATTGTTCTGTTGCATATCCACTCAAACTTTGATGTTCCGTTAAATATCCCACATCATTTGTGAATGCCCCTACGTTTGTTGGTACTACTGGTATTGTTGGCTTGTTATCCAAGTCGTTGTAATCTCCACTAAACAACTCTGGCTTATCTTCTAAATCGTTATATGAACCACTAAAATCTGACTTATTATTCCAGTTGCTTATATCGTTGCTTGTTATATTGTAAGCAGGGCTTGCTGTAAAGATTGGATCTATTTCTTCGCCACCAGAACCTCCACCACTTACAACTCCAGCGTCTATTTCTCTGCCATTGTCTAGTGTGATAATTAAATGCCCATTTTTTACCTCGGCGTTTTTAACACTTGTTCCATCATGTCCATTAATACCTGCGCCATTCTGTCCTTTAACATGTCCTGCATTTATAACTTTGTTGTTAGTTAGCTTTATGATTAAGTCGCCCTTGTCGTTTACTGCTGCGTTTAAAACTCCAACACCGTCAGAACCATCTCGACCATCTTTGCCAGGTATTCCAACGCCATCTTTTCCGTCTTTACCATCGACACCATCACGCCCTGGCAAACCTCTTTCACCTGGTAAACCTCGCTCACCTCTAGCACCATCTCTACCATCTCGACCGTCTTTTGGCTTCAACAACTGGATGTTTTCAATTCTTTCAACTAACTCTTTTTTGTCTTTTTCTTGCGCCTCATTTAGTTCTTTTTGTATATCAATTATTTCCACAATCTTTTTGTCAGTATTTTCTTGTCTTTTGCTTAACTCGACCTGTTCTGCACTTATATTTTTTTGTTTTTCCTTTGTTTCTTTTATGCCATCATTTATCTTTTTTATTGATTGTAAAATTCTTAAATTGGCTTCCATAGGCTACAACCCCATTTTTTCAAGTGCAGTATTTACTATTCTGTCGTTGTTGGCTTTTCTGTCCTGTTCTTCATTCTCTTTGTCTTTGCCAAGTATATCCTCGATTGTTGGATTCTGTTCCCTTATTTCTTCAAGCGCCTTTTCACTTTGCTCAAGTGTTTCATCTGGTCGTAACCATTGACGAACTTCCACATCACTAATAATACCCTTGTTGTTTGCCCAAGTCATTTGTGACCACTCGCTTTGTGTATCTTCTAGCAATGAATAACTCCAATCAAATTTTAGTTCGTACTCGCCTTGTGGTGACAAGTTAAATGCGTTTGCTAGCACGTTGCAAGCATAAAAGAAATCTTCCATACCTTTTTCAATGTTGCTTCGCATATCATCACAAATTGTGAACGTGTCATACATGCTGCGCTTAATTTCTGTTGCTGTTGCCTGTTGGCTGTCAACCTCTGAAAGTATTCCGTAGCTTGTTCCTATTTCATGCTCTAGCCTTTTGTAAAGTTCCTGCAACCTCGTAGTGTAATCCCTGAACTCTGGATCAAACACCTCGAAAAAGTCATCGCTCGTTGAATCTATCTTTTTAAACAATCCGTTGCTTGGTAGTGCGTTCTTGCCATTGAACATCGTAACATCTGCACCAACAAACACTTCTTTTAATTCGTACTCACGAATCATTTGCTTCATTGTTTCTTTTATTTCTAAAATAGTAGCCTCGCACCCATAAGTAATTGGCACTCCATACTTGTCATTTGGCTTGCGGTTGTTTACTGGCGACTTAATATATCCAAATGGTACTCTGTCCACATTCGTAATTGTGCGCACCTCTTGAATGCCCTTCCAGAACTCTGGCACTGGTATTTTGTTGCCTTTGTCATCGCTAAATTGCTGTGTAATTACCATGTTGCCATTTTCTACTTTGTAATTAGTCCAGCGCAAATATGTCGTTTGGCTGATTGTTCCGCTGATTACTTTCTTTTCTGCTAACACTGTTGCACCAGTTATAAGCTCGCCATCTGTTTCATCAATTGTAAGTCTGTTCTGTGGTACTAGGTTATAGTAAATCTTGCCACCCTTAACATAAGGCACGATTATAACTCCACCATATCCAAAAGCCATTGAAACAGGTTTCTTTATTTTTTTCCATAAACTTTGCCCTGTCTTGTTTAGCAACTCAACTCTAGCATTATCGCCTGTAATATTCATATTACTATCGCTAATTGTGTAGTTAGCTAGCTTGTTTGCAAATATAGCAGCAAAATTAATGTCGTCTATACTTTCGTACAGCTTTGCATATTTGCTGTTGTCATCAATCTCTTTACTTGTCGTTTGAGTATTGATTTTAAAAATATTATTTAAAATATATTGAATTATACTCTTAAACATCCTCTAATCTCCTTCTATTAATCATATCATTTATTTGTTTCATAAATCGACACCACGAATATTCCCATGCGTCAATTGTGTCTATATCTGTTGTAAAATCATCGAGCCTTGTATCTTCTTTGGCATTGTCATCCCATAAAGCACTCGAAAGAGCTTCAACAAATATTTTGCATTCTTCTTCTATGTAAGAAAGAATACCATAGCTTATCATAGTTCTACCACAATCTATTCTGTCGTTTATTGGTTCTTTTGTACAACCACGAACAATTGTTGACCACCCCATTTCTTGTACTCTTCTTTTTAAACCTCTTATAAGTACGACTTCTTCATTATCTGGTAGCATATAATCTATATCGCAATTATACTTATACATCATTTTTTTGGCAAATTCGATTTCCAAATTTTCTAAATCATCAGGATCAATGTCGCCATAATGCTTTTCGCTACCTAAAGTAATAACTTGTTTAAAGTCGTTGCTTATTCTAGTACACACAAACGCTTGACCTGACTTTGTTCCACCATAATCAATACCAATAATTGTCATTCCTTGTGGTAAATCATAACTGCCATCTTCTTTTTTCTTTTTGTAAAGGTATTTTGTAGGATCATTAGCAAATCTTGTATAAATGAGTCCTTCAGCGTTGCACCATTGCCCTAAAATATACCGATTATAATAAACAGTTCCCTCATATTCTTTGCAAAGGTTTTCAACAAATTTTTTTGGCAAAAATGGGTTATCAAATATAGTATAAGTTTGGCAATATATGTCCACATCACTATCAAGGAATTGTTTTAGCCAATGTGTTGGTGCTTCCGGGTTTAATGCGCCGTCTAACACACTATATTCTTTGTCTAAACGTGATTTCAACAACTCAAACACTTCTTGGTTGTATTCTGCTAACTCATCACAATAACAATATTTTATACTTGCACCACGAATTTTGCTTACTTGACTAACTTTTTCAGCACCTAAACAATAAACATCCTCGCCAAACAATTTAGCAATGTTGTGTGAATTTATAGAACTAACTAGCTTGTCACCATAAAGCTCTCTTAATGGTTGCAATATATTACGCTCAATAGTTGAATTAGTAACGCCAAGAATAACATTTAAACCATCTTTGCCACTTCGTTCTCTTATTCTGCTTGGTATTGTATAAAGTATATCAAGGTATGTTTTACCACTACGAGTTGCACCTGTCTTTATGTTAAAACGCTTGTTTGCATTTCTAATAAACTCTTTTTGCTTGTCACTTAACTGAATCATTTTTTATCTCCTTCAGTAATATATCAAGTTTACTAATTTCATTGCTATCAGTTGAATATTCAATTTTTTCACGCCATTGTTCTTTCCTTCGATTCTTTAGCCAAAATATTTGAGCAGTAACATTGCCATCAAGTGCATTTTTTAGTAAAGCATTTTCAACCTCAAAGTCCACAACTTCTTTGCCTTTTTTTATTGCGTTCGAAAAGTTCGGGTAGTCTTTTTTGTAGCCATAAAAAGTTGACTTTGAATGAATACCCATGTTTTTCATTATTTGTTCATCTGTTAAGCCATCTCTTGCCCAACCTTCAAGTAATATGAGCTTGTCTGGTTCTAGCCATTCATCAATTTTAGCCACCCATATCACCACCTACTTTTCTTTTAAAATTTCAACCAAATTATATCATTAAATCCCAAATCTGTCTATTTGTACCGAGAAGCCGAGCGAATCAAGTAAAAATAAGGGAAGTTGCCGTTCATGTAATTCCACAAGTTGTCAATTTGCCACTCAAGTAAGTCGAGGGCGTAGAACTGGTCACGTGTTGAGCTGATAAAGTCCGCCCACTCTTTTGCTTGCCATAAAGAAAAAGACGCCAAAACAACATCATAGTGTCGTTTCAACGCCTTAATATTTAATGCAGCCTGCCTGTAAGTCCAATTTGGATTAACGTCTAATTTCATATACAACCCTACCTTTTTATTAAGATAAGTATAGCACAGTCGGACTGTAAAAGCAAATAAAAAGAACGAGAGGTTAAAGATGAAAGAAATCTCGTTCCACGTAAAAGGGGTTATTATAGTGCTATATAAGCACCACTATGAATAGAACTTTTAATATATTTAATTCTACTCATAGTGCTACCTATAAACCACGCTGCAAATATTTGTATTTTATCAACGCATTGCCTTTGCTGTTCTTGTCGCTTTTGTGTGCCTTTTCAAACTCGAGCAAAAAGTATTCTATTATTTGTCGTTGCTCTGTCGTTGGCTCGCACCCCTGTTGATTCACAATTTTAAATATTTTGTTGATGGCGTTGTAAATTTCAATGTCCTTGAACTCGATTAAGTGAAGGTATTGGTGGGCGTGTGGCAATAAGAGTGCAATATTGTCTAAAGTAAGTCTGCCACCCTCGCTTTTTTTCAATAAATGATGTGCAGTCATTTGATCCTTGCGAACAATTTTGTAATTCATCCAGTCCATGCCACTAATTGGTTTGTAGATTTTCAACATCTCACGAGTAATATTTTTCAACCGAACCACCGTAAGATAATTATAGCATGGATTAGTTAGTTTGGCAAATTGGTATTACATATTCTTTTTTTTGCAATTTCAAAATATTCTTTATCTATTTCAATGCCAATAAAATCACGATTTACATTTTGTTCTTTATTCATCTCTAATACTGCTACTCCAGTCGTACCACTACACATAAACGGATCAATTATCAAACAATCATCAGGTAATATTCCAATAATTCTTTTCATAACTTCAAGTGGCATTTGGCAAGGGTGTTTTGTTTTTTCTTTACTAACATTTTTAACTTGATTGATATTCCACCAATCATATAATCTTCCGCCTTTACTTCCGTTTGCGATTCTTTCTTTTATTCTTTTATCGTTTGGGTTTTTATATGGTTGTCGTACTTTTTCGAAATTTGGTTTTACACCAAAAAAAGCAATATCTCTATGTTGTTTCTGATTCATCGAATTATATACCCAACTAACCACTTTCTCTGGGAACTTTCCAATCTGAAATGCTAGTTTATATAATTGTTCAGGATAATGTATAACTACACTTGGCAAATCATGAAAATAAAAATCTAACATTTCATAATACTCATCTTCTTCTAAATTGTCATTATATGTATTATATTTATAATTTATATTAAACGGCGGGTCACTTACTAATATAATATTTTTGTCATGATTTTCATTTATTATTTTGTAAAAAACATTTAAACTATTCTCATTATATAATTTCATTCTTTCCCTCCTAATAATTCCACAATTCTCTTTCCCATCTCGGCACGTTTGCAAATAATAAAGCGCACGCCGTAGCGCTCTTTCATGGTCGTCATTATTTTAAGTAAAGTCGAGCCACGCACTTTTGTATGTGGCGAACTCCAGTTTTTTATGTCATCGGCTGTTTTGATTTTAGATTCGGCAACAAGGAAAATAAAATCCTTGCAACCATCTTCTTTTGCTCTTGCAATTTCTCGCTTTATGCGTTCGTGTTCTGTAGTATGACATAGATTTCCTGCAAGTTCTAATAAACTGTCCTTGCGATCTATTATCACGCTATTGTCTTTGTAAATCATGTAATCGCCATAGTCGAGCTTGCTTACTATGTAATCAATGTTGTTTTTGTCAAAGTATTCAAGTATTTTTTTGTGACCTTTTTCTCGAGTGTCAACAATAATAATATTATTCATTTTCTTCTATATATTCCCCATTTTCGTCAAAATGTTTGTGTTCAAATTCTTCCCACGATTTGCTAAACTCTTTACCTAAAAATGCTTCTTTTAATCCACTAATTTGTTTTAATCTTAAAACCTCGTCACTATCCATTCCTAAATTAGTAGCAATTTCTTCATCAGTTTTGCCAAGTCTAACTAAATCTAAAACAAGTTTACTCATATCAATAATTTGATGTGTTCCTTTCGCTCTGTTAAATCTAATTGTTGCATTCATGTATTCATCAATACTTTCATTTAATACAACTACTGGAACGTATTCCATTCCAAATTCTTTTGCTACTAAATGTCTGTGGAAGCCATCAACTATCATGTAACTATCTTCGCTTTCTTTCATAACTACAAGTGGAAAACAAAAGCCACTTTTTCTAATAGATATTTTTAACAATTCCATTTCTGGTTTTGCTACTTTGTTTGGATTCCATGGGTTTGGTTTTAGTTTATCTAATTTTACTAAAATTGGCATTCTTATTTCTATATTATCCCCTGTTACTATTTCTTTGCTTTGATTTTCTATTAATTCATTATTTTCCATCTTTTTCATTCTCCATTTCCTCTTTTACTTTGTTATATAATCTTTTTAAAGGTTTACTGTCAGTTGAATTTTCGTCATATAAATTATTGCAACCGTATATCATTTCTTTTAAATATTGTACATCGCTTTTTGTTTCACCAAAACTTAATCTAGTTAAGAAAAAGTCGTTTCTTTCTAAAGCTCTTGCAACTCTGCGCCAACTAGGAACGATTTTTAAACTTTCCATTTTTTTGTCAGCTTCATCCTCTACCATGTCGAGAGTGCAACCACATTTTTCTTCCCAATATTGAAAGAATTTTCTAATTTTAATTGCGTAATGTTTTTCAAGTTTTTTATTATATATTCCTATACTTTCAAGTAAATATAACGCCCATTCTTGCCAAGTTAAATGTGCTGGTTTTTCGCTTTTGATATTTCCAAGTGCAGATGTTCGACAATATATATTACCAAAATTAACTCCAGCAACTCTTTTTAATAACCTGTCCCAATTTTCTGCTTCAATTGCTCTGTATTGGTCTAAACCATTTTTTTGATCATCACCAAAAGGCTGGCAAAGTCTTTGTTGATGTATTCCAAGTCCATTTTTATACATTAATTCATAAACATAATTGTATTCCAAATTATATTTAAAAGTAGCTATCCAATCATCTTCAGTTCTCCAATCGTAAATAGGATAAATACTATATGTATGTTCCAAAGGTTTATCCCTTGTAGTCCACGGCTTGTCTTTAAATCTTTCTTTTTTCATAGACACAATTGTTCTAAAACGATTTAAACTTTCATCACTTCTAATTCCTACAAAATGCCCACATAATGAATGATTGTATTTTTCTGAATACCATTTTTCAAATTCTGGAACAAACTCTTCAAATTCCATTGCATATCTAAAAAATGGAAATATATTGTTATCTTCATTAATTGCAAATTCTGGCATTTCTCGAACCCATTTTTCTTTTTTTGATTTTTCCCAACATATCCACCTTGGTTCAAATACGCTAACTGCGTTTCTTAAAGATAATGGCAAACACACCCAATAAAAATCTCTAATATATTGTAATTTGTTTTTTAAAGTTTTAATGTGTTCTATTGTCATTAGATATTGTGCTTCCATATCAATAAATAAAACATCATATTTTTTATTTTTCTTTTTAGCTATCATTTCTACAAGTTGGATCATAACTGTGCTATCTTTACCACCACTATAAGAAACACATAAATTTTCAAAATTATCAAAAGCAAACTCAATTCTTTCCATAGCAGCGTCAAATACATTTTTGTCATTGTATATTTTCATAATTTTGCCTCCACTCTTCTATAACTTCTTTTGCAATGTTATTTGCCCAATCTTGCTGTTCTTTTGTCATTGTCATCCATGCTTGGCAAACTTCTTGAGCTGTTGCATTTATAAGTCTGTTACAAGTAGCTTGACCTAGCCAACTAACAGGATTAAACATTCTGTTAGTAAAATTAACTTTTGTTGCAATTTCATAGGTGATTGTTGTATCTGTCATTTGTTCTTTTAAATTATCAGAAGTAAGTATTTCATAACATTGTTTTACAATTTCTATATCATGACCATTTTCATACATACCATTTTGATAGCATTCCCAATTTCTATAATTTTTCCATACTGGATTTATATTTCTTTTCATTTTTACCCTTTCTAATTGTGCCTTTATTTGTTTTTTAAGACACTTTTAATCTCAAACGATAAATTATACCTATTTTGCATTTTTGTCTCTGTATGTCCCTTTAAAATAGCTTTTAGAGGTATATTTGATTATTTCTTAACTAAAATCTTGTGAAATTCCACCTCGATTGTCTTTTCTGTGTACTTTTCTAGAATCGTTCTTAACTCCTTAAATTCTTCTATCTGTGTTTTAAACGTCCTTCCTTCTGGATATTCCGTTATTTTTATATCGTAGGGCATTATTCCTCCTGATTATCAATTCTAACTATTGTTCTGTGATTTTTTTTCTTATATTTCCACACTATTTATTCTCCTTTATCTAATATCTCTAAAAGTATTGCTTTTAAACCAACACCTAAAACCCACTCATTTGCTTCTTCTAATGTTTCTCTAACTTCTTTTATTATGTTTTCTTTTTGTTGTAATTGGTCTTTTAATTGTTTGTTTTCTTTATTTTGTTCGCTTAATAATTTTAATGTTTCCCACCAACCATTTTGCATAGATACTAATTGTTCATAACTCATATTCATAGGATTTATATTTAATAAATCTTCTATTACTTTTTTATCTTCTTCACTCATTACTATTACTTCCTAACTCTTATATACTTTTCTAATTTATATTTATTTTTTGTTAATTTTTCAAAGTCTTTTAATATTTTTTTATAATCTTTTCTCCAAAAACTTTTCCAACTATTATCTTCTTCAATCCAATATTCATCAGGCAAATCAATTAAGTTTCTATTATATAAATAGCCTATTATGTTTGGTAAAATATCTATCATAATACTATTATCATTTTCTGTAATTAATTTATATTTCACTCTTTATCACTTCCTAAATCTCCTGTACTAATTGCAACTCTTAATTTAATATACAAACTTAATATTTTTTCAAAACTTACTTCGTGTGTTAAATAATAAAATAAATCTTCTACTTTTACTTTACTTGGTATTATTGTATATGTCGTTTCAATATTTTCTTCTTCTTCTATTATTTCTTTCACTCTTTATCACTCCTTAAATATTTCCCTTCTGTCATTTCTCTTGAAGGGCTTACTATATTTAAACATTCTTTTAATTGTTTTATTGTATTATTTAATCTTTCTATTTCTTCTTCACTATTTTTGTGTGCTTCCATTAATGAATTAAATCTGTTTTGTAAATCTATATTTTCTTTTTCATAGTCCCATACTTCACTTAATAAACCACCACAATATGTAAACAATTCTTCTTTTGTCATATCTCCTATATTTTTTCTGCTTTTAACTAATTCTTCATAATTCACTCTTTATCAACTCCATTCTAATATTATTCCAACAACTAACGCTATACCTACAATATATTCTGCTAGCTTCAACATCTTGTATAAATATCCACCACTTGCCTTTTGTTTTACTTTTGCCATTATGTCATCTTCTAAATACATATCCCACAAAAGTTGTATTACATACAAGCTGACAAATATTAATAACAACATTCTCATAATCTATCCTTCACTATGCCTATTTCATTTTTCTTAATCTTGTTTATTAAAACGTACCACCAGAACCTTATTCCTCTGAATCTAAAGTACCGAGCTTCGACACCATTCTTTTTTCTAATTATTAGCCACATATCTACAAATCCTGCTTTCAAAAAACTCTTTTGGTTCTTTCTTGTTGCAGCTGTGCGATATTAATTCTAATACCACACCAATCAAAATCATAATTGCTCCTGCAATTGCTAAATACTTAATTATTTTTTCCATAATTTCACCTCTTTTTATTTCTCCATAAACGCAATCTTTTAAACATTTCATATTCATACTTTGCCCTTGGGTCTAATACCTTGCCGCACAATTTGCAAGTGTCATATATTTTTATCATGTTAGCATGGTTGGAATAACCACACTCGCAATCTATATTTGGAATTTCTTTCTTTTTCTTTTGCATTGCAACATCCTCTTTTCCAAAGCGTCTTTTATTTTTCGGCACTTTTGATATGATCCTTTGAACACTCGTTGGTAATTATATCCTCGCAAACTTTCACTTTCATAAACCACAATGTGAGTTTTGTCGTCTTCTGGCTCTCTGCTTTTTATGACCTTATATCTTTCTTTCAATTTCAACGCACTAAACATTTTCGCCCTCCAACATCTCTGACAATTCTTTTCTAATTTCACGCAAAGTCTGAATAATATATTCGTATCTTGAAATTTCTTCCTTACTTAACATCATAACACCTCTTTCAATTCTTCAAGATGTTCCTTGATGTTTTTAATTGTGTCATCGCTTGGGTTTTCAATTTCTTCTTCGACAACCCTCGCAAACCCCTTGTAATATTCTAGCTGTTCTTCAACCTTTTCCATGTAGCTCATGTCCACTTGAATCCACTCTGGCTGATTCCATTCTTCGTAAATTTTTTCTTCCATCTTTCTTACCTCTCTTATCTATCCATTTCACTTTGGCTAACTAAAACCATGTCGCCATTTTCAATTTTTTCAACTCTGTTTGCTGCAACAAATAACAATCCAGTAAATACAACCCCTATCAATACAACTACAACTAATTCTTTTAATTTCATTTCTTTCATCTCCTATCTTGATTTTATTTTATCACGCAGAGTTATAAAAGTCAATCGTTTTTAAAAATTTCTTTTGCATTGTTGTAAAGTGTGTCAAATTGTTCTTTAAATTGTTCTGATGTTATGTTTTTTAAGTATAGATCATTAGCTAATTGAAAAGTTTTTTCACGCAACCACTTTTCTTTTTTTGCCTCGTTGTATAATTCCAATAATAAATCCTCGTACTTTTCAAAATTTGCTGTTGTTGGTTCTAATTCAGAAATAACTTTTAAATAATCAACCATTTTATATTTGTTGCTTGCTAGCTTGCACATAATTTCACTATCAAACATCCCAAACTTTTTATAAAACGATTTAAAGAACACAAATATCTTTTTATTATTAATAAAATGTTTATCTTCTAATTTAGTTGTATTTAATAATTCTGGTTTAATCCATATACAAGATAATATTAATAATTCTAATTCTCCATAATTATACATATATATACTCCTTTTTATTAATAAACTTACATATTATAAATTATCAAACTTACAAAATAATATAAAAAACTTACATAAAAACTTACTCGCATTTCCTTATATTTCAACAAAACTTACAGTTCTTACATAAATTTCTATATACACTATATATAGGAAAAATTATTTTTTTATATATTTATATATATGTGTGTATATCCAAAAAAGTGTAAGATTCGTAAGTTTGCCTTATTTTATAAGGGTTTCGATGTAAGAAAAATGTAATTTAAACTTACATATCTTGTAAGTTCAATCGAATATAATTACCTTTTTCCTTCCTGACTGTCGTCTGGTGAATATATCTACCAACAGAATTTTTTTCTAAAAATCCCATGTCTGCCCAATCTTTTTTTACGGTGTTAAAATCATAACCACCTTTTTCAAGTTCTCTAAATAATATTTGAGCATTAAATGTGCAAAACCATTCATCTTTTATTCCCCAACATTCGCCATAATTATTTTCATCAAATCTTCTTGAATTAGCATTTATTATATTGATAATATATTCTTTAGCCTTGATTGATGTCTTAATATCGTTTTTATCGTTGACATATTCTTCAATGTCTTCAACTTGTAATATGTAATCATCATCAAAAATGCACTCATTTGCTAATTGATTTGCAAGTAATATGCTAGCTAGTGAACTAGCTTGCTTATCTGTTGCTTGGGTTTTCTCTAATATTTCATTAAGAATTGCTTTAAATCTTTCAAATATTGCATCAAAACCTATTTTTTGAATGTATTTAATGTACTCTTTGCCTGCAAATCCATAATTTTCTTTAATGATTCGTGCAATGTCTTGCCCATTTTCAATTATTTTTTCGCCAATTTCCAAGTCAATAACTCTGTTGTAAACCTGTTCCCCTGCATTTTCTTTAACCAATCTATCATTACTGGTAAATAAAAAATTATTAAACCAAACCTTAACCTGTTTTGCTTGACTGTTCTTATTTAACCTACCTTTTTCAGTTCCGTTGCATAGATCCATAACCAAACTTTCTAAATCCAAGTATTTTGACCTTTTAACAATTTGCAACTCGTCAAAATAACAAGTGAAGTTTCTCATAAAACTTGCTACAACAGAATAATAATTTTGCGTGTTATTACTTGAAAGCCTTAACGCACCGATTTCTGGATTGCCCCAAATTGACATTGCCACCATGCAACTTAAAGTTTTACCATTACCACTTAAAGAACTCCACAAATTAACCATATAAGGTTGTAAGTTAAGTTTTTCAAGTAGTGGGCTTGCTAGTGTTGTTGCCATTAGCATTTTAATAACTTTGTGTTTTCTCAATTCTTTTATTGTTTCACGCCATTTAAGAACACTGCCTTTGCTGCTAATTGCATTATAAATGCTTCTAAAATCATCAACACCGTCAAAAATACCATGTGAATCATAAGGAACAAAGTCGTTATCCTTCCAACCAATATGTGAAATACTATCTAACTTTTTAATGTCGTTGATATTCATTATTTCATTAAAATAATTTATATAATACCTGACATTTTCACTTGTAACATCTAAACCATCATCACTTAATAACAACATTTTCTGATTAATTGATAACTGGCTTTTGTCAACAATTAACTCACGCCATTGATTTTCTTTATAAAATATAATCTTAACTTTTTCTTTTCCTGTATCTTCGTTGATATATCTTTCAACTGGTAATACAGGAATATATGAAAACTTAAAGTTAGTTCTGTCTGTTATTCCATTAATGTTACAAGTATAACTGCCCATGTTGTAATTTTCAATGTCATATTTGCATTTTGGTAATTTCAAATTGTCGCCAATTGGTATTTTGTCGCTTAACAGCCTTTCATACTTTTTTAAACTTTCTTTAAAACGCTTTTCAACCCCCAATCTCCTAGCTTCAACAAAAAGAAAATCTTCACGTTCAATTTTGTCTAGATCATTCATTTTAAAAAGGTCAATAAATATTTGCTTGTCAAACAATTGTTTTTCGTCCATATTTATTCTCCTTTCTATCTAACTTTTTCAAAATAATCTTCTATTTCAGCGTTTTCGTCTAAATATTTTGTGATACAAAATGCAACAACTTTTCGACATTCAACTTTTCTGTTTAAAATGTTAGATAAAGTTGGTTGCGCAAGTCCAATAATTTCACTTGCTATTGTTTGATTTATTTTAAAATCAACACCTTCTTTAAACTTATACATCTTTTTTCAATCCTCCTTACATTTATAATTTTACATTATCAAAAATACAATGTCAATATAAACTGACACTAAAAAAGCAACTTTTACGTTGCTTTACATTTTATATTTCAAAAGGCATTTCACCAGAGTCAGTTTCAACAATACTTGCACCAAATATTTCTTCTGCTGTTGCAACTGACTTACGTTCATTGTAGTCATCAATACTCATGTAAGAACCATTTATAAGTTTTACAGAATCGCTTACTTCAATGTCTTTCATTTTGTCTAAACTTCTGAACTTATTAAGTCTAACCTTAACTGCTTTTGTTCCATCTTGTCTTTCGTATTCTTCATATTGGTAAACACCACAAACTTTTTTTCCTGTTAGTTTTTCTTCATCCCAATCCCATTTATAACCTGGATTAGAATTTTCAACGCAAGTAATAAATCCTTTAAAATAGCTTACGTTATCACCTTGAAAAGCTAAATATCTAGTTGAGTTGTTATCCCATGTTTTATCAGAATTTGTGTTGTTATCATATCTTTGTTGAAAATACCCTTTATAATCACCACTTGCAATATCTACTTGAACCCTAAAACTTTCTTTACCACTGTTTGGGTTTTTGTAAACATCTGCCTTTCTTATTATACATTCATAAGCACCAATTGGTAGTGCTTTAAAATCTTCCATTCCTTTTGCTTCCACTTCGCTCCAATTTTCAATTACTTTCATTATTTTTCCTCGCTTTCTTCTTTATCTAATTCATAATATTCTCTAACAACTTTATCAAATGCTTTCAAATCATTTTCCATTTCTGGTTCTGTAATCATATCAAATGGAGTTTTAACACAATCTTGTCCGTTTGTTTTTAATTTAAACAAATATTTTCCGTCTTCATAAACTGAACGAATGCAAATTGTAAATAGCCCTTGAATATCCACCTTTTCATCTAATAGATGTCCTATTGTTTTTGGCTTTATATTTTGTAAATCATCAATATCTTCATGCATTATAAGATAAATGGTTTTACCACCTTCAATATTTTTAATTGCATTTATAAGATTCCAAAAATTATTTGCCATATTATTAAATTTATCGTAACCCTTAATACTAGAATTTTTCATAAATTCATTAGTTATAAGATACCCAGCGTCATCTATAACTATTGTCTTTTTTGGCGTGCTAGCAATTGCCTTTAATATAGTTGCATAGTCATCGCATTTTGGTGCTTTAATGTCGCTTTTAAATGGTAATGGTTTTCCCAAAACATTTACAACTGCAACCTCTTCCCCTTTGAAATTTCTTAAACTTGTAGATTTTCCACTTCCTGATTTTCCAATTAATAATACTGGAACACTATTCATATTTTTTACCCTCCTATTTTCCAATATTTTTATAACTTCATTTTTTAAATAAGGTATTTCAATTATTTCATAATTTTCGGTATTTTCACTAAACCATACAATAAACATTTCTTCAATTTTTAAATTTGTGTATTTTTCTACTAGGTATTTATAAATAGATAACTGAATGTAGTAGTGATTAAGGGTATAGTCCTTTAAATGTGATAAAGGTACTTTCATATTTTTAGCATATCGTTCTGACTTGTGAATATCACTATTTGTTTTGTAGTCAACTAATACAAGCCAACCTGTTAATTTGTTTATAAAAAGGTGGTCTATCGCCGAGGCAATATCGTATTCTTCACTGCCTATTACATATTCATCATATAAGTGTTCTAATCTATCTTTATAATCACAATAGAAATTATCTGCTTGGTCTAATATCTTGTCTAAAGGTGTTTCTAGCCCATTTGTAAACTTTTCTATTTCATCCAATACATTTTCTTTATTCCATAGACTTTGTGCATATAAATGTCCTAAATGGCCTTTATCACAAGCATATTTATTTTTTTGTTTCCACTCATCTAATACTTCTTGAACTGACTTATTATCTCTTTCAGCCACTCTTTCAGCAACTGCTTGAGCATCAAAGTCTTGTGTGTATTGTTCTATTAATCCAGTTGCACCAATTGAAATTGGCTTGTCTTTGTATGTGTAATAATGCCCATCTTCAAAAAATTTAAAATCACCAAATGCCTTATTTAATTCTTTTAAATATTCTTCTTTCGTCATTATTTACGCTCCCTGAGCAAATATTCCGATATAATAAATCTAATAAGTTCATTTGTTTTTATCCCACGTTTTTTTGCTAAATCATCAAGTTTTTGCTTTACTTCGCTTGCAATGTCAATGTGAAGTTTTTTCTTTTCCATATTCTACCTCCTAACTATACCTATTATATCATCAACTAGGTATTTTGTAAATACCTTTTTGGTATTTTTGCACAATAAAAAAACTAGGCGTAAACCTAGTCTTTGACCTCAAGTAGTGGTCCACAATCAACCCTGAATCTAACGCCATCAGCTTCAAGAGTTGCCACCCCATTTTGCGTGTATCTTGTAGGCAAGTCCACATCAACAACTGTGAAAGTTTTATTACAACACCAGTAGTCGCCAGTGTTTAATATAGCGTTGTAATTAGCATTGTTACCTTTGCTGTCACATTCTGCAAGCGGTCCTGACGGAATCCAATCATCAACGCCGACTGGCTTGCCATAGCAAGTTGCATAGCAGCCAATTGCACCGTTTGGATATTTCTTGTTTGGTAATTTCAATTCATTTACTCTAAACACGCCATTGAATTTAACTTTTGATCCAACGTGTAGAACTTGGTCAACTACCTCGCCTGCTGTTCCACCACTTAATTTGGCTTGCACCTTATTTACAAAAGTGTTCCAGTCGTAAGGGTTGCCACGTCTTATGTCATAAGGGCAGTCTTTACCAGTCCAATAATTGTGTTGAAATAAATGCCCACTAACATTAGTTATTCCATTTCTTCTTAAAATGTCGGCACACAATTCAACGGCGTTATCTGTTGCTTTTAAAATGTCGCCATCTGCGTTGTCGCAAATTTCAATATTAATTGTTTTCATGTTGCCGTCGCCGTTGCCATCCAGTTATTCTTATGTTTCCATAAGCCCTGACTATCTCTTACACCTTTAAAAGTGTATACCCATTTCGAACTACGTATCAATAGTAGCCCTACGAGACGATTAAGTCTCTAGTCGATACAGGTTTTTGCTCTAAATTTATAACCTTTAACATGAGTTTGTTGTCCTTTTAGCATTCTTCCTATATGTGATGAGCTTTTTATTCCTAAATCTTTAGCAGCTTGATACATACTATCATATTCTTTTAAGATATTATCATTATCATCAACTAAATATACAGGTTGAATGGCTACTTTAGTATGTTTTCTCAAACCATTATTAAATGCTCTTGTTGTGTTTTCTTGCGTTGATACTATTTCTAAATTATTAATATTGTTATTAAGTTTGTTACAATCAACATGGTCTATTGTTTCATTATCTTTTAATTGTCTAATAAAATTTTCAACTACTAATCTATGAACAAAATGATTAGTTTCTTTTTTGTCTTTTGTTAAAGATATTCTATTATATCCTTTATTAATTGTACCTTTAATAATCTTTTCATCAATAATTCTAGTATTATATCTTTTTGTTAAATGATTATAGGTTTTAAATTTTCTTTTTAGTCTTTTTACTCTACCATAATTGCTTATTTGATAAAGCCCTTCATAGTCTTTTATATCTTTCCATATTTCTTCCATTTTCATCACCTATAACCATTATATCATAGTTATAAATTTAAAGCAAACTTCCCACGGGATTACCATATCTTAATGACTTAGGCTTCCCCGTTAGCATATAACTTATTTTTTATATTGTTATATACCCTGCTGATTAGCAGAAAAGGTATATTAGGGCAATGTTACTTACCCGCGCACCAAGCAACCTCATTTTCTGGAATACATCTTACTGCGTAATCTTTATCAATTACATAGTGCCATGAAGTATAAACATATTTCCAACCATTTCTTAATAAGTTTGCATGTGCTAGTGCATTTGCACCATTTGACCAGTTCGATGTGTTGTGAACTGTTATTCCCCTAAAACCAGTTCTGTTAATACATGGTCGGCAATTGCCATCAGTTGGCGCAAGTCTTTCAATTATCTGCATTTTCTTCACCCCTTCCATCTACCTTAATTCCTGTTTCGCCAAGTTCGTAAATTGGCGCTTCCTGTGAATCAATATCTAATTCTTCTTTTGTTAATGTTGTCATCTTTATTTCTCCTCTCTGTTTAAATAATTAATAACCATGTTCATCAAAGCCGATATTCCAGCAGCTATTGCACCTAGTATAGCACTTTTTATCATAGTTTCGTCAACCCTAGTTGCATTATTTATTGAAACGATCATGCTAGACAAGAACGCTTGAATAAATGTCTTTAACGCACGATTTAAAACATCTTTTTTCATTTTTTATTCTCCTTTTATCTATAATACCACATTGCTACTGTTGTAGACAATTTAAACGTTCCATTTTGATAAGCATTACTCAAATTTCCACTTGTTCTACTTATAACAGCTCTAGCATAACCTGACACACTTGAACTACCATAATATCCACTATTAAAACTTTGTGATGATGATGTTAAATGTATATATGGTACTTGAATCAATAATTGCAATGCACTATTATTATCTATTTTTATTATACATAAAATCTCATTAAAACTGCTTGGTAAATTTATTGTTCCGTCTGCTGTTGTACTGCCTAAATAGTTCCAATTTCTTATTCTTGCTGATTCTTCTACAATATTGTTATTAATAATATTCTGCATTTCATTTAAGTTGTTTACTGTTACTGGAATGCTTTCATCCCACTCAAAAATATCCATTTAATCACAACCTTTCTAATTTTAATTTTATTTCTAAATCGCCAAAATTTTCATTTGGCATACTCATTGTGTAATATTCATCTAAATATGTGTTTGTATTATCTGATTTATGTTTATATAATCTATATTTGAATATTAAATATTTACTATTATCCATTGTTGGATAAAATCCCAAGTGCAAGTTTTCGCTCGGATAATGTCCGACCTTTTTAGTTCTAGTCAAATCAAGAGTAATTGAAGTATCATCCCTAGCAACTTGAACATCGCCAATTAAATATTCTTCTTCCATCAATCCCAAAGTATTTCCAAATCCCACAGAATAAAGTTGGGCTTTTGTTATTATTGGAATGCTTTCACTTCCTTGTTCTTCATATTCTAAATTATATAAAGCGGAATCATTTACTAAATGCAACGGATATTCAAAACCATTACACACACCATCACTTTGGAATATATCTTCACGAGTCACGTTTAAACCTTCATCACCGTTTATTATTATGTTCATATTAGAGGTATCTAAAAAAGCAAAAACAACATTAACATTTCCAAAACCGATCGCTGTTATTTTTCTGCCGTCAAACATTCTAAAATCATTCGCATAATAATTTTGACCATTTGCATAAAACAAACCCTCATTATTAAACAGATAATTTATTTTAATATTATTTTTATTTCTTTCGCTTATTTTATCAAATTTATTTTCGCCAACATAAGAATCACTTGTTCCGCCAAAAAATGTAATATCAAAATCATTTCTTGACAGTTCAGTGTCATAATCAACATTTTCAATTGGTGTGTCTAACTTTATAAAACAGCTTGAAATTTTGGAAGTCAAGTGGTTCAAATCTAATTGACCGTCAAATATTCTTTTTATATATGTATTTAATATCATGTTTTGCCTTATGTATGTTTTGTCGCCATTCTGAATTTTTACAAAATTATTTTTTACTTTCATACTTCTGACACCTCATATCTTTCTTGAATGCCTTCTTCAATATAACTTGCAGTAATTAACCCATAATTTTTTTCTGGTTCTTCAGTTTCTTTAGACCTAAACAAATCAACATAATTTTCCAAAACATTTGTGTTCCTTAAAACATAATTCCATTTATAAACATTATCTTCATAAATACTAACTTTATCTGTGACAATATATAAATCATTTATCAGAAAGCATTCTTTGTCTATTTTTACAAGGTCGCCTACATCTAGCTGAATATTTTCATCTACATTTATTTTTACTTGATCTGCTTTTGTTGTGTTTTTTCTCATATATGAATTAGCAATATCTAATAATTGATTGTATGTTTTCCACTGTTCACCCATGTCAATTTGTTTTTCAACAATTCCACTTTTATTTATAATACCTTTGTTTTTGTTTATTTCAACTTCATCAAGTATTTTTATTTTACCCCACATTAGTCCTGTGGCGCTAGTTATTCTTGCAACTTCAATGTCAGAACTGCCGTTGTATTTCATTCCTACAATTAAATTTTTGAAGAACGGATCACGAACCAAAACAAATTCATTTTTATCAGAATAGCTGTCATCAATAGTGACATTACTTGGCAAAATAGCTTTGTTGTTTTCATCTGGCAATATTTCAAAAACGCCAGTTCTAGTCATATCTTGTTCAAACTTACTTAAACTTAAATAAACTTCGTGGACATGTGATAAATTTCCCTGAAAATTTTGTTCAATTTTTACATCAATAACAAATGGAAAATTAAATTCTATTTCATCGTCAGGATATATATATTCAATTTCCAAAAGTGGATTATAATATTCGTATTTTTTAGTATAATCTTGAAGACTTTCGTCATATTCATAATACTTAGAATAAATCGAATCAGTATAATATCTTACGTTTGTAAAATTTACCACATTGCAATAATCTGTTGCGTCAATGCTCGGAATAACATCAATTAAGCCATTTATTTTGTTGTCGTCATCATAAACTAATTGTGGTGTTAAATTCATTAAATAAGCAATGCTGTTTATGTAGATGTTTTTATTTACATCAATATACCACCAGAAATTAAATTTGTTTGATAAGTTGTTCAACGCACTTTCAACCGTTTCACTTAAAAAATTAACTGTTATTTGATTGTCGCCAATATTCAAAGCTCTTAAAACAAATCCGTCATTAATTAATGGTTGCACCAATTCTTGAACTAGCGCTTGCAAATTGTACGTTCCAACTGCGTCAACTGTCCTAACTGTTGCCATTGCAAGTGGGCTTAATAAATCAAGTTCCAACTCCCTGTACTCAACCCTGTTTTTCATTTTTGGCAAGACAAAGTTATTTACATAACCTGTATAAATAACCTTGCTTACCTCGTAATTGTCGTCTAACTCTAATAATTGCACTTCTTGATATTTCAACGGCAAGTCTGCAATTGTTTTGCCTGTGAAGTCAATTTTTAATGAACTAAACTTAACTTCTCGGCTTGACTCGTTCACTCTATAACTATCAATAATTTTAAAATAATTATCTCTTATCTTTAATCTAATCACTAAACGCCACCACCATTTTTAATCGTTCTTGTAACTGTTGGTGTTACTAATCTACCAACCTTTTGGCTATCCATTTC